CGTTGACCTTGCACCATGGACCTTCAGGATACCTCTCCTTATCCTTATAACATTGAGGACCCATAGCTAAAACTAACCCTACTTGTGAAGCAACTTGTTGTCGCTCTAAAGTATCTTCGGCTAGTATTACACCACCTTTAGTTTTCTCTTTCATTTTGAAAGGTAAGACTAAAAGTCTCCAGCCCGTAGGCTTCGGTAATTTTCCTTCTTCTTGTTTTTCTGATTTATCTTCTGATTTTTTTACGCCGACTAATTCATTATCCGGCATTATGATCTTTCGATCTGATGTCGATGATTGTTCCCTTAGTTTCATTTTGCTCCTTATCTTCTAGCAGGTTAGAGAGTTCCTGTAGTGTTGCCTCATAGGCGTTTATTTGTCCTATTATATACTTATAATTCTCCATACTGTCAACCCCACCAGAAGTGACGTTTACTGACAAAGAATCAATTCTTGTTTTTAAGAATTTTATTAATCTATTTATTGTTGTTTCTAATTGCATTTATATCCGCTACCTTTCCTTTATTTTCGCCTTTCTTAATAACATATTTCTGAGTCCCATTAGCCCCAGTTTCTACTTCTTTTTTCAAATCTTTAAATAAAGATCGTTGTTTACTTTCTTTTTCTTTTTTTTGAAGAAAAGATTCTATTGTTTTTGAGTCTCTCATAAGCCTCCTCTATTGCAATAAAAAAGTTATCAATTGCACCTAATATTTTATACATAAAATTATCAAACATTAGCAATTCCACTTCCTTAATGATTTATTAATTCTTGAATCTGGATCTCTTGCAGTTTTAGCAGAAGTTAATCTTTTTTTCATACCTTTCATTCTAGCACAAAATGATTTTCTTCTTTTAGCTGCTTTAGATCCTGCTTTTAATTTTGATGGTTTAGTTGTAACTGCAGTTTTTAATTTAGAACCAGGATTAGCTCTTCTGTAAGATGCAACACCTTTTGCATTTAATCCACCAGATTCGGACTTACCTTCTTTACGTTGCCACGCTGGAGATTTACTTCCTGATTTAAACTGCCTTCTGTACATTACGCTTGAGATTTTTTAATAGCCTCTGCTGTAGGTGCACCCTTAGCACCTTTTGCTCTCATTTTTTCACCACGTTTTCTTTTTTGATGAATGTTATACCAAAGACCTTTTTTAGCTTTTTTGCCTTCTTTAGTTGTGTGGTATTCTGAAGAACCACCATTTTTAAAATTTGATCTATTAAATTTATTCATATTAAACCTTCTTTGCTAATTTTTTATTTATTTTCATTTGAACATTTTCAGGTAATTTTGAAAAACCTTTATATTTTTTTTTCATAGGTTTTTCTCCAGTTTTTGGAGAACCACTACTTCTACAAACTCTACTGTTTGTTGTTTGGTTATTATATCTTGGGTTTGCCATATTTATTTCCTTTTAATTAAGTCAGTTGCTTTTAATCCGTAAACGCTAGCAATAACACCTACGAAAATTGTTTGATACCAAAATGGAAGTTGTGAAAAATATTCGAAGAACAATTTCATTTTCTCCATCGCACTTGGATCATCCGAAAATACTGCCCATGATAATAATGCAATTGGAGCCGAAAGCAATAATAAAATAAATTCGTCTTTCCAGTCGGAATTTCTTGATTCTAATAATTTGCCTTGGTACTCCGCCTCTCCGTTCGCCATTTTTTCTGCATGACGCATTTGTGCATCCGCCATTAACATTTTTGTTTTCTGACGATTTTTAAATATGTGAGAGCCAGCTTGAGCGGCTAATTTAATAGCGCTAAACCACATATTAATACCAGGTAGCTTTTCTTTTCTTTTCAGCTAACATTCTTTTTTGACCTCTGACTTGTTCTTTGTCACCCATCGGTAAACCATTGAACGCTTTGTCAGCTGTAGTCTTAGATCTTGGATCTATTTCTACATTTTGCTCAGGAATGTTAATGTCTTTTTCTTTTTTATAGTTCATCATGATTTTTTACCTTTTTCTACCCCTTTTATAACACCTTTATTCTTAGATGCATAGAATATCTTTTCACCTTTTTTCTTACCATACTGTTTTTTCATGGATTTCATAATTTTTTTACCTTTTTCAGTCATTGGCATAATTATTCCTCCATCATTATGTTAGCTTGATTGATTCCTTTGCCTGCAAGACTGACTCCAGCTCTTAATTTAGCTAAATCTTCGTTTTGTTCCATCTTATCTTCAGCTAATTCTCTTGCTTGAACCAATTTTGCTCTATCAAGGTCTGCTTTTTCTTGGTCAGCTTGTTTTTTACGTTCATTTTCCATTGCTCTTAGGTCAACTTCTCTTGATTTTAGTTTTAAAAGTGGATCATTGTCGTATTGAGACGTAATTTCCTTCTCTTCTTTTGCAAAATCAGCTGTTAACTCTGCAACAAGTACTGCTTTTCTCGCTTCAAGGGTTTGAGAAAACTGTTGTAACTGTTGTTGAGCCATTGGATCTTGTTGTGCTTGTACTTGTAGCACTTGAATTTGTCTTAATTGTTCTGCAAACTCTAATTCTACTTGTTCTTGAGCCATTAAACTGATGTGTTCAAGAATATTTTTTTGTATTGAAGCCATAACCATTGGATTATTTCTTACAATGTTAGTAGACATGAAAGTTAAGTGCGCTGTAACGTGTGCTCTATGATCTTGACCTCTAAATGCTTGGAAAGGTTTTGAACCTAAAGCATTAATGTGTTCTAAACTTGGATCTATTGGTTGTACTGGAGCAGGTGGTGGTAATACTTGATCAATATTTTTTACACCTAACGCTTCATACATTTTTCTATATGCAGAATACAAGTTATGTATTTGTGGATTTGATGTTGCAAGTTGCAATTCTGTTTGGGCCATTGATATTCTTTGAGCCATTGAGAATATGTTTGGATCTGCAACAGGTAAAATATCTACTCTGTCATCAAAATCCATTTGTTTAATTTCTCTTCTGCCACCAACTACATCAAATGGATAAACAGGTGGTAAATAAGTTTTAAATACTTTTGCAAGTAATCTAAATTCTTTTTTCATTCCTGAATACAATCTTTTATGAATTGCAGACATAACTCTTGAACCTCTTTCAAGTAATGCAACTGTAGTTCCAACTGCAGCATTCTGATTACCTTCGCCTACTTGCATATCAGCAATTGCCGCGAATCTTTGACCTGCTTGTACAACAATACCCATTAATTGTAATAGTGTTGGACTTGGTTCTTTGTAAGGTAAAGTCATAAATGCATCTCTTAAATTACCACCTGGTGCATCTACATCTCTAAATTCACCTGGTTGTAATGGAGCCGCTTCATCTCTAACTCTGATACCTCTTTGCTTAAATCCAGCAGGTAAATTAGATAAAGTTCCTGCATCTAATAATTGACGGAGAGCAGCTGTCGCCGTTCTGCTCAATCCGCCAATCATATGAATTAATCCAAAGCCATAAAATCCTAGACCCGGTAGAAATTTAAAATGGACAAAATATTGGATCTTATTTCTCTTTGGATCTGTTGGTTCGTAGTTTCTTCTAATTGATAAAACTTTTCTAGAAGTTTCATCTACAGTTACGATGTAAGGTAATTTTATTCCAGTAGGATTTAATTCGTTATCTTTATCTTCAAATCCTTCTAAATCTAAATTAACATGACACTCTAAAAGAGTGTATACCATTTCTTGTTTACCTGATTTTCTAGTTCCTTCTAGTTCTCGTTCTTTTTTCTCAATCTCGTCTTCTTTGTCTTGTGGTTTTTGTAATTCAATGTCTGCATAAAAACCAGCGACTTGTTGTTTTCTTAAATCGTTTTCAGATATTTTTATTGTTTCAACAATTGCATCCGCATCATCTAATGAGGTAGCTGAATACGGAACTACTAAATCATCTGCAGGTACAAACTTAGAAACAGCTCTACCTAACAGTTCATCATAGTAAACTTTTTTAAATGTAGAACCTGCAAGTGGTAAATGAAATAACATCTGATCAAACTCAGGTTCATACTCTTCCATCTTTTCCATTAATTCATAGTTCATGTAATCTTTAACACGTTGTGCTTGAGCAGCTTTTGCTTGATCTGGATTACCTACGATTTGAGTTCT